GATGAATATGATTTAGAAAAAACAATTTTAGACATTAGAAGGCAAGCAGATAAGCTGGGAATTGATGTTGACAGCAAAGCATTTTCAGACTTTACCGCTAATATGAGGGCAACAGGTAAAGCAACAATTGCATTTAAACGTCAACAACAAGAAGCGCAAAGTACGTTTGAATACGGCTGGCAAAATGCTTTTAATTCTTATATTGAAGGCGCAACAAATGCAGCAAAAGTAGGCGCTGATTCTTTTAATACTGTGTTTAGCAGCATGGGTGATGCGTTAGATAAGTTTGTGGAAACAGGCAAAATTTCTTTTGGTGATTTAGCGCAAAGCATTATTAAAGACTTGATAAAAATTCAATTGCGATATGCGGCAATGAGTTTCTTGTCTAGCATTTTTGGTATGCCTTCTCCGGGAATGTCTCAGTCTCAATTCCAAATGAATGAATTTGCAGAGGGCGGCGAACCGCCAGTTGGTGTTCCAAGTTTGGTGGGTGAGGCTGGCCCCGAATTGTTTGTTCCCAAAACATCGGGGACAATAATTCCAAATAATCAATTGGGCAACATGGGTGCAACAACAAACAATACTGTGTACAACATCAATGCAATTGATACAAAATCATTTGAAGAACGAATCTTGAGCAGTTCCCGTGCAGTATGGGCGGCAAATGCTTATGGCGCAAAAAGCGTGGCGGTTGGACGTGGGAGAACGTAATGTCGTTTCAAACAATATTTGACATCAGCGAAAGCATTGGCGTTCAAAACCGCCGAACTATTGGTCAGCAAGTAAGCCGATCAGGGCAAGTGCGAGTGGCGCAATACTTAACTAGCGTTCCGTGGAACTTTGTTGTTAAACCAAACAATTATTTATTTTATCCACAAGTGCGTGATGTGATCCAAGTGATTGACAATTATGATCGTCAAATTCCACAGACAATTACGTTTGCGGGTTCTGGATTAAGTTGGTTTACAGCGTATCAAGGCGGTTTATCAGCAGGGCAAGCTGCTGCATTAACGCTGGCATCTGTACCCGCCACAAACGCTACCACAATTATCGTAGGCAACCTTCCTTCAGTAGCTTCTACGACTGTAGTGTTTGCGGCTGGCGATTTTTTACAGCTTGGCATTTACTCTTATAAAGTAACTGCACAAGTTTTGCGCGGATCAGGCAGCACAGTAAGCGTAACGCTTCACCGACCAGTTATTGGAACTGTTACCACAGGCACGTTGACTGCTGTTGGTTCGGCTTGCACTTTTTATTTGCTTGCTTCACAATGCCCAACATACACACTTAATCCAATGACAAGTGGCGCATTTGTGCAATGGGACGGCGACTTTGTATTTATTGAGGATATAACAGGATGACTACCACAATGACTGCGCTTTCAAGCGCATCAATAGTACAAGCTGAATTTATCAAGTTAACTACAGCTACAGATAGTTATTATTTCTGTAATGCGGCAGCGCCAATTACAGTAAATGGAATGACGTTTACTAATTTTGGCAGTTTGCTTTCTATTGCCCAAATTGATAGAAATATAAAAGCAACATCAACAGATTTGGCAATTCAACTTGTTGGAGTTGATGGTTCAAACATTGCTTTAATTCTTGGCGCAAACATCAAAGGTTCAAACATTGATATATGGCGTGGATTTTTAGATAGTCAAAATCAAATTATTACAACGCCTACCCAACAGTTTTTTAAACGGTATACCGGCATTGTTTCCAATGCTTCAATTACAGAAAACTTTGACGATCAACTTAGGGTAAGAATTGCTACAGTAGGACTTACTTGCGCCAGCTTTCGTACCATTCTTGAAAATCGAATACAAGGCATTAAAACTACGCCCAAAGCATGGAATTTTATTTATCCTAATGATAAATCTATGGATCGAGTTCCCATCATTGCAGCAACATACTTTGATTTTGGCGCTCCTCCGCAATCTGGAAGTCAATCTGATCCTGGAACGCCAAGTTCTGTTACTGGTGGTAAAAAATCTGCTGATAATGGCGGCGGTTCTGGTGGAAGTGGTGGCGGTTGACAATGATAAGACACGCGACAAAATATGATATGACAGCATTGCTAGAAATGATGAAAGAATATTCAGCTTTAGCACCACAGACAGCATTAAGAAACAAAGATAAACACAATGAAAGTCATGTAAACAATTTGTTTACTCAAATGCTTGCTGGTAAAGGATTTATTCTTATAGATGATAAACATCGTGGATTTATTGCATCGTTAATTATTACAAATGTTTGGTGTCCTGATGTTTATGAATTACACGTTTTGGCATGGTTAGTTAAATCAAAATACAAAGGAACTACGCTTCCCGGTAGATTGTGGAAAGAATTTGATCGCATAGCAAAAGATATGATTGAGGATGGAAGAATTGATATTGTTTATTCCTCAATTTTGGCAAGTTCTGGATTTGTAAATTTTAACAAACGTGGTTACTCTTTGAGTTCAGCCACATTTTATATAGAGCATAAAAATGGTTGAAACAATAGCATACGCATTGGCTTATGCATCAGCTTATGTAGCAGAAGCCACAGGAATAAGTTTTGTTGCTGCACAATTTGCAGTTACTTTTGCTGTATCTTATGTTGTAGGAAGAATTTTTGCAGTTGATCCAACAGCTAATCAATCAATTGACAATGGTGTACGTCAACAAGTACCGCCATCCACAACTAATAGCATTCCAATTGTTTATGGTGATGCTTATCTTGGCGGCACATTTGTAGATGCTGTTTTATCAGAAAATCAAAAATGTATGTACTATGTGCTGGCAATTTCCAGCATAAGTCCAAATGGACAATTTACGTTTTATCCAATTGAAGATATAAACGCTGGATTTTTTGTTGTTAATACACGATACCAAATTACAAGCGTAGGAACTACAGACTTTACATTGATTGGAGCATCATCTAATACAGTCGGTACATGGTTTATTGCTACGGGTGCTGGATCAGGTACGGGTGTAGCATCAAAAGGAAGTATGTACTATGGTGATCGTGTCATTGAATTTGATGCAACCGATAGATCAAAAGTAATTAGTTTGTCAGATGGCGCTGGAAATGTAGATACAAAAATCAATGGACAGCTTTACATTGGTTTTTACACATCAACTGATGATGGTGTAATTACTAGTGTTAATTGGTATTCGCCAAGTACTGTAATGGGAACATCATCACCGGGCGGCAATCCTGTTGCGGCGGCTAATATATGGACAGGTACTCGCCAAATGAATGGATTGGCGTTTGCAATTGTTAAATTAATTTATTCACAGGAAGCTGGAACAACTCAACTTCAACCAATTACATTTAGAGTTGGGCATACGTTAAACAATACTTATGTTGCAAAGCCCGGAGATGTTTGGTTTGATTACATAGGTAATGAAACTTATGGTGGTGGGATGTTAAACACATCTATGCCTACAACATCTGCTGGTTTTTTTGTAGTTGGAGAAACTTATAAAATTGCAAGCCTTGGGACAACAAGTTTTACATCAATTGGTGCAATCAGTAATTCTGTTGGCGTATGGTTTGTTGCTACTGGCGCCGGCTCTGGAACAGGAGCAGCAATTCTGTCAACTATGATTGATTATTCATCTGCTGTAGCATTGAATTCTTATTCAGAATCTTTGATTTCATACACTCCAAGCACGGGTGGAACTGCCAATCAACAAAGGTATCGTATTAATGGTGTACTAGATACAGGACAAAATGTATTGTCTAACATTGATCGCATCATGTCCGCTTGCGATAGTTGGAATCAGTACAACGCTGCTTCTGGTAAGTGGTCAATTGTTATCAATCGTGATGCAAGTTCTACGTTTTCATTTGATGATTCTAATGTCATTGGTGAAATTAAAACATCATTGACTGATATTTCCAATTCTATAAATCAAGTAGAAGCAAATTTCCCCAACAAATTAAATAGAGATCAACGCGATGTGGTGTATCTTGAAACACCATCAGGTTTACTTTATCCAAATGAACCAATAAATAAATATTCATGCAGTCTTGATTTGGTTAACAATTCGGTGCAAGCAACATATCTTGCTAACCGGATGTTGGAACAAGCGCGTGAAGATTTGTTGGTGACAATTTCTGCGGCATATCCATCAATTCAAGTGGATTCCGGTGATGTTGTAACGCTTACCAATGTAGCTTATGGATGGGACAATAAATTATTTAGAGTAATGAAAGTAAGTGAAATA